ATGTAGCACACCAAAAGCAAATACACGACCAAGAAACAAAACACCAACAACAAATGCACTTAATTGAACAAAACGAACAAGCGCATCATCATGGTGTTAAACCAAAACTAAGTACAAGGAAGAAATAGGATAATAACTATGGAAGCACGATATTGTAAACACTGTGGTAGTAAGCTAAAGCCTAGTGATACTACTAGATGTATGAAGTGTTTTCTAGAGATAGATGGTGGTAGAGTTATCCAAAAAGGATTCTGGCGACGTTAGCTTTATATAGTTGCCAGTTCTATGGTATTATGTGGCTCTCTAGCAGACCACAGAACCACAGAAATTAACGCATAATGCGTCTTCTGAGGGCCACAACTAAGAAAGGAGAGATAAAAAAATGTGTAAAATTTGTGAACATTGCGATTGTGAAAATTGCGACTGTAGCTGTGAATGTTGTAAAGCAGACATATAAGCTAACGAAAGCTTTATATAGTGCTTTGTACTTACTCTTTAAAAGGTGAATACCTATGGCAAACGAAACAAACAACAATACAGCTGATAATAACACAGCACTTGAGAATAATAACACAGGTGACGATGGAAACATCACTGCAATATTAGACACTGTAGAAGAATCTGGAATACTAGATACTTTGATGGACGAACCATTACTTATGGCATTAGCTGCTGTAATACTAGGTATGGGCGCTTATATCGCTTATACTGTACCAGCTGTTAAATTGTTAGTCTTTAAATATATAAAGAATAACGAAGCTGAGTTAATGGGTATGCTGGATAAGAATCTATCTAAAGTACAGATGAAAGCCTTCGAGAAACTTGATGAAACCGCACAGAAACACGTCAAAGATTCATTAGTCAAGAATGTATTAATTACAGCTTGGGATGAAAAAGACGATGAACTTGCAGCATTAGTCAAATCTAAAGTTAAGGCAGCGCTCGACGAACAAAAGTAATGGACGTTGAGACCTATGAGAAAAGACTTCGCGAGAGGGTAGGAGAGGCCGAATATGCTAGGCATAGGGAGCTTGTACGCCTTCTTGCGAGGAATCTCGCTCTTGAAGACGTGCTTTGGGAAGAAATTCTTGTATCTATTCGGGATGTTAACGCTCGAACAGAGTTATTGCGACAGAGAAACAGTATTGTACGGGATATTCACACTGAGTTTCGTGCTCTTAATATCGAAATACCTACTGTAACAGAAACTAAATCAGAAGATTTTGCTTCACTTTTAGGAGAATTAGCCAATGAAGGCGATAGTGAACGAGACGAAAAAGTTTAATGCAGCAATATCAGGTGCTGGAGCACATGATTCAAGAGCATTAGAAGATATATTCGAAAAATGTAGACATGATGAACGTAAAATGACGACTTTAGTTCGTGCATTTTGTCAAGCTTATCTTGTAGACAATCAAAATAGACCTTTAAAGTTACGACCTATGCAAGAAAAGATAGTTGTAACATCATTAACATACCCAGAAAGTGGAAAACAGCGTAAAATGGCTATCTTGGCTCCACGAGGCTCTGGTAAATCGTACGCTCTCTCTGTTTCTGCTACTGTTTATATGTTCTTTAAGAGATTTAGAGATTTAGTATTTATCTTGGCTCCATCTGAGGACCAAGCTTCACTTATATTTAATTATGTATATAGGCACTTTGCTGACAATGCATTCTTATCAGGCTTAGTTAAGAATTACAGATTCCATAACAAGCCTAACATAACACTTAAAGGGGGCACAGTTTTGCGTAGAGCTCCGGTAGCTGCATCTAATCAAGGGCAAGCTATACGTGGCCAGCACCCTACCTTCTTAATTGTGGACGAGAGTCCACTTATCAGTGATAAACTGTTCATTGACAATGTAGAGCCCTGTATTGTGGCAAATAAGGCACCTTTTATTAACTTAGGTACCCCGAAAAGTAAAGAAAACCATATGTGGCGCTATTTGTATGATGACGCTTATGCAGACACATATACTAGATTAGTGTACACGTGGAGAGATGCTGTAAAGGCTGGTAGAGCCTATACGCCACCATATACAGAAACAGAAATGCTTGACAAGATGATGGAATGGGGTGAAGATTCAATATATTGGAGAACAGAATATGAGTGCGAGTTCGTCGAATCAGTCTCGAACATCTTCAATCCAGAAGCTATCAAAGCATGTAGAGTACGAGGAACCTATTTCGCAGAGCGAGGAAAGGTTTATCCGAATTGTACTGTGGCCGTGGATATTGGTAAATCCGTTAATAGCACTGTTATTAGTGTTTGGGCCGTCGAGAAAGCAACAGATGGAAATATTGCACGTCTTATATCATTGGAAGAAATCAATCCAAGAACAGGCGGACATGACATTCCTTACCAACGCCAACGTATCGTTGACACTGCTAGAGACTTTGGGGCTGAGCGTATTATTATTGACGCTACTGGTATTGGGGGTGCGATTGAGCAAGATATAAGGAAAGCCTGTTATGAAGATGGAAGACATTTTATACCTTTCGTTTTTACAGGAGGCCCAAAGGGTAGTAAAACCCAAGCATATAGGGATTATGTATCATATATACAACAAGGTATAGTAAAAATACCACACCCTAAAGATTTAGAACCAAAAGATGCTAAAGTAGTTAATAAATGGATAAGAGAACACTGTGAATTAGAATATGTTATGGATGCAGCTAATAAAACAGAACGAATTGCTGCACCAGATGGTAAGCATGATGATTATTGTGACAGTTCGGTTATGGGTATACATGCCTGTTTATCTATGTCACCAGCAAGTGCAACCTTTGCTAGTGCTAATTTGAGTGGGAACACCACTAGACGCACCATAAATAGTGACACCCCTTCTATTTTTAGGACTGGAAAGAGTAGAAACACACTCAATAAACGTATACCCGGAGGCTTATGAGCGAAAGCTTTATATACTCTGTTTATATAATAGGAACTGATAGCTATGGCTCTACGTGATTATTTGCCTTGGAATAGGCGTAAATTTGCGTCGGTGGGCTCTAACCCGCCATTTGCAGCAAATGAACCCCGAGACTTCGGAGCGGGCGTTATAAAACGCATTCAACTCCAGAAGAACGGAGGACCGTTTGGCTCTGCATACGAGAAGCAAATAGGAGACGCAAGAACGTACATGAATGTGTACCTAGCTGACCCTATTGTTAAGACGCTTATCGACTTACCGTGTTTATATGCGGCCAAGGATGGTTACGATATAGTAACTGATAATGACGAAGAACGACAAGCTATCACTAAATTATTTGACGAAATAAATATTGACCAACTATTATATGGCTGGTTAAGAAATGGACGTATCTTTGGAACATCATATTTAGAATGGACAGGAGACAACTTAATTCTAAGGTCTTCTATAAACATGAATGTACAAAGAGCAGAAAATGGTCAAATAATGCATTACTACCAAGATTTAGGTGACGACAAGAACTCAGTGAGGTTTGAAGAAAATGAAATTATCGAATATAAAAATAACACCTTCGATGATTTCGCTTATGGTCTTTCTGACATCCATCCAATTCTTTATTTGGTTGACCTTAAAGATTATGCAGAACGGGATATCGGTGCTGCTCTCAACAAATACGCTAATAGTCGGTTTGATATTAGCTGCGGACTTCCCGATATGCCTTATAATGCTGACAAAATTAATGAGGTGGTGGACGCCTTCAACGGATTAGAACCCGGTGAAGATATTATACATGGTAATGATATTTCAGTTAAAGAATTACAAGGTACACAACGAGCTTTTGAATATGGTAAGTACACAGACGATATATTAAAAAAGATACATATAGCTTTAAAGGTACCAGTTACAATGTGGGAAAAACCAGAACAGGCAAGACCTATTTTTGAACCATATGTTAAACATTTACAATCAGCAATTGAATCTGCTCTTAATTCACAATTAATGCCACAATTAGAAAGTGGTGAAGCAAGATTTAAGTTTAGACAAATCAACGTAGACGATGCATTTGTTAAGGCAAAGACTGATATGGTATATCTTTCAGAGGGAGTTCTTTCACCCGGTGAAGTAAGAATGGAACGTGGATTAAATCCAGATGGAATAGAAGAAATTCAAGAAACAGCAGAAAATGTAAACCTATCTGGAGGAAAAGACCAAGATAAGAAAGAAGAGTCCACAAGGACTGAAAACAGAGATGGCAACAAACCATCTGCAAATACAACGGGGGATAGAAAAGATGAGTAAAGATTATGCCTATGAGCATTGTTTACTAGAAACAGCGCCACGACTAAAAAAGCGTGGCCACGAGAACTACCAAGAACTTGCGTCTAATTTATGTAGAATGCGAGTTGACACAATGCCAGATGAAGAAGCTGGCCGACAATTTGCAAGTAACGTAAACGGTAACGTAGATGGAACTAAGCGTACATTTGCAATGGAAGTGTTTGGAGACGTAGCTCTTGTTGACGATTATCACGAATTTCCGGTCATTGCAATAACATCAGGACCCCATGATGAAGAAGGTGACCAAAAGGTTTATATAGAACCTAGTATCCTAAAGGATAATATAGAATCTTTCAATGAGCTCCCAGTTTACTTTAACCACCAACGTACACCCGACGATTTGTTGGGCATGGCTATCAACCCAGAATACGTAGAATTAGAGGATGGTTTACAAGCTGTAAAGCTTATGGCACGCATCCACAAGGATGCAATGAAAGCAAATGAAGTGTTGGAAAAAATAGAAAATGGCGACATGACCCATGTCTCTATCGACTGGCTTTCCAAAGATGTAGATGTCTTAGGAGAACCATTTGCAACAGACATACGTCCTGTCGAGGTAAGTTTCATTGATAATGAGACTCGTACCCCTGTGTGCGACGCATGTACAATAGAAACGAAATGTGAAAAGAATGAAGGTGAGTCTTGCTCCTGTGGAGGAGACGAAAAGCAAACTTGTACCTGTGAACACGGGACAACCAGCGAGGAAACTATGACAGAAGAAATAGTAGAAAATAAATCAGAGAGCAATCCTATAGTAGAGCGTGAATTCGCAGCTATGAAGGACCAACTCGTAGAGATGAAATCTATCCACGCAGAGTTAACTTCAACGCATGAAGAGGCTCTCGCAACAATCGCTAAGTTTGAGGAAGCTGAAGAAGCTAGAAAAGTAGAGGCTGCAAAAGCTCGCGTTTCTGGATTCGTTGATGCAATTATCAACAAAGAAGCAATCCTCGGCTCAGTGAGTGACGAGACCCGCGAAGAGCGAGTGAAGGAACTTAATGCATGGGATGAGATTAAGCTAGAAGGATTCAGCATCGCTATGGATAGCATGCCTGTTCCAGAAGAGACCGAAAGGACTTTTGGAAAAGGTAAATCCGTAGAAGCTGAAGCAAAACCAGAAGAAACAACTACTCCAGAAACATCACGAATGTTCGCGATGAAAGATGGACAAATTGTTTTCAATGGTTTAGAAGAAGAAAATAAGGAAGAATAAATATGGCAGAAACAAAAACAGTATTAATTAATGATGGCGGAGCACCAGCTCGAATCATGAATTTTACGGCAGCAGCAGCTATTTCCGCTGGAGAGGTATTAGATATCGACTCCAACGCGAAAGTAGCATTAGCTACCGATGGTACTTTACCAATTGCCGGTGTAGCATTAGTAGATGCAGCATCTGGCGATTTATGTTCAGTTATAACCGGAAGCGGGTATATAGCAAATTTGATTTGTGAAACAGTCGCAGCTGGAGATAATTTGATGGTAGATACTAGCGGAACAGCAGGAGCTTTGGATACAGCTGGAAGCAACGACACAGACCGTGTTGTAGCAATGGCTTTAGAAGCACAAACCGCAAGCGGAGGAACACTAACAAAGTGTTTGGTCCTCTAAGGAGATATAAAATATGGTAACAGCACAAGAAGGTCTAGCAACTTCAGCCCTTTCAGGTGTAGCAAACCGTGTACTAGTTGATTACAAAGACGCATTAACTGACTACAGAGTCACTGATATGCCAGTAATTAGCATGTTCGCAGAACGCTTCACAACTGAAACTGGTGGAGATGTAGACATAAGTTTTTCTAAACCTAGTATGAAACTAGAACAATTAGAAGAAGGCGCAACTCCAGCATACCAACACACTGACCTACGCTCAGAGCGTATCAATGTGAAGGAATGGGGAATCGCAGTCGGTGTAACCCGTAGAATGTTAGAAGACTCAAGATTTTCAGAAATGGAACTTGCTCTTAATGAGGCTCGCAGAGCAGTTGACAGACATGTTACGGAACACGCAGTAAAAGCATTATTCGGTATAGCAGATACAGGATTTGGTACAATTGATATTGTAGCAGCAACTTTGGAATCAGCAGTCACAACTTTCGCAACGAACCCACACGGTGGTTTCTTTGGAGTTTTGGACAACGATGGTAACGGAATTGATACAGCAGCAGATACAAGAATAGCAGAATACGGAATATACAGTAAAGATGATTTGGCCCTATTAGGACCAGCCGGAAAAGGTTCACATTACTTTGTATCCCAAGATTCAGCATCTGATGCAACTGGCGACATACAACTGAATGATATAACAGCAGCAATGGAACTTATTGGCGCAAAAGGATTGAATGCAGATACAATCATGATTTCCCCAATGCACTATAAAACTCTATTGAATTTGGCAGACTTTACTACCCCATTCACAGCAACCTTAGATGGTAACGGTGGAAAAGGTGGTCTAGATTTCGTTAACCAAACATCTCGAACTGGTGTTGTAGGACAACTTTACGGATTAAACGTCGTAATGAACGCTTACATACCAAAGAACAGATTTGGTGTTTTCGATATGTCAGTCAAACCTATGGCTTACGTCGAAAGACGTGGTCTAACTGTAGAAGAAGCTAACCCCGGATTCGGAATAACTGGTTCTTACATGTCCATGAGATATGGATTAAAGATTATCAGACCTGAAGCTGGTGTAATCGTTATTGGCGATTAAAGCTAACTTTTAGTTAACATACAAGATATAGTCGCTTGGCTAGTGCGACAAACAAAACTAGCCACCAACCCCACAAAGGAAAAATATGCCTGTACCAAAACGAAAACAAGGAAAACCTCTAGGAGGAATTGGCGCTCAAGCCATGTCTAATAGAAGACATGCTTTAGTTTTAGACGACAGGCTACTTTCAAAACAATATATTTCGACCAAAACTGACGAAAAGGTAGATGATACTGCCTTTAGTTCCTCTTGGTCAACCGATACTACAACAGCACCAAGTAAAGCTGCTTTACATGCTAAATTTAATGCTCTTAGCGTAAGTACTTCTGCTTGGACACAAGAAGATACAGATTTATCAACATCTAAAACTAAAACATATGATAGTGGTAATGTAGGTATAGGTTCGACCTTAGCTTATAGTGCTATTGATGAGAAGTTAGTAGTAGATGGAAATATAAAATCAATTGGAGATTTAATAATAGGAGATGACGCATCTTTAAAATCAGATGGTTCTATCCTTAATTTTGGTGCGGATAGTGAAGTTAATTTAACACACGTAGCCGACACTGGTTTACTTTTAAATAGTTCTAGACAATTACAATTTGGTGATTCTGGAACTTATATCCATCAATCAGCCGATGGAGTTCTAGATTTAGTGGCTGATACAGAGATAGAATTAAATGCAACTACTATTGATATAAATGGTGTTGCTGACGTATCTGGTAATTTAGCAGTA